GTTATACTTGCAATTCCCATTATATAGCAAGGCTCATGACACTTTACAACCATTTTACCGCCTTTATGCTTTCCTGTTAATTTTCCACGTCCTGCTAATGTTCCTAGTGCGTGTTCCGTTGTACTTGTTTCAGTTTCTGCCGTACTAATAACTTCTTCGAATGCTAGTTCTTTTATTAAACTTCCATGATATACAGGAGTTTCTGTTTTTCTAACCGCTTCATGAGAGTATACTGCATTAATCCAATCGTTATAGCTTCCGCCACTCATGTTAATTCTGTTCAGCATTTTATACACTTTATTTGCTAACGCTAATGCATCTATTGTAAAACTTCCCCCGCTTGTATCTACTGCCGTAACTTCACTAACTCCGCCCGTTCCATCAATCCATTCTGTATCAATCCAATTATTAAATTTGTCGCTTTGGTTTGTTTTTACTGCTAACCCTTCTTGAGTTCCTAGTTTACAATACGCACCATTCAATTTTTTAAGTCCTAAACTATATGGTGTTCTTCCCGTATCTGTAATGTTATAACTGCTTGTTCCCCTTACATCTGCTAGTAAATCCATTTGCATTTCATCAATATTGCTCAACGGAAATTCTTCTAATTTTGTTATTTCGTTTCTTGCTATTGTACTTGGAAAACTTGTCATGTCATAATACCAACTTGTCTCTGATTCTAATGTCCCTTTAAAATTGTAACATCTCATGACTCTATATTGTCCATCATTATAATATTCTACATTTTCAAATAAGTTTTTTACTAACATACTTGCCCAATCGCCTGTACCTACTTTATATTTTACTACTGCAGAGTTAAAATCTATATCTCCAATCCTATCTTCATTTAAATATTTAAATTTTAAATTTTGTACTTCTCCTGCAGCAACACTTTCTGTACTATTCAAGAGTTCCCCATTTATAGTTTGCCAAACTGAAATACTTGTAATATATGTACTTCCATTATCTGTATGAATAACATAAGCATTTTCCTCTTGTTTATTTGCATAGTAATTTTTGAATATGCTCCAATATCCCAATAATGGTACTGCGTTAAAACTTCTTTCTATTTCTCCGTTTGTTTCGTCTTTTTTTCTTCCTAGACCTCTTATCCCTAAATAGCTATAAATACTTGAGGGGTTTATTTGACTATTATCATTATATACGTCTTCAACTTTGTAATCATGTTTCATCTTCATTTGTGGTAAATGCACTTTGTCAATTTCCCTTCCTAAATCTAACTTATTCATGTGTAATTTTCCGTTGAACAATCTAATAGGTACTTCAAATACGTCTAATTGCACTTTGTAACTTCCGAATAATGGTCCTATTGTCGGTAACGTTTTTACATCACAATTCAATTCAATGTCAAATGTATCTCCTGGGAGTCCTACCTCTGTCATAAAAGGTACTAATGTTCCTGCACTCATACTTGACCTCCATAAATAACTAAGATTGTGTGTACTTCTTTCGAATGTCTTCGTTATATACTTGTTTTTCTTTCCGCTTCCTAGACGTTCTCCGCCTAATTTAATACTACTGCTCATTTTCTACTTCTTTAATTTGGTTAACTAATACTAATACTTGCACTATTCGATTCCACGTAATTTCTTTTAAATCTTCTTTACATTCTTCAACACTATTGAATTCCTCTGTAATTCTGTATTTTCCCATTGTTCCTACCCATCCGTTTTCATCGTTTCCAATTACTACGAAAGGGGAGTCCTCAACGTCGTGTCTTGTCAGTGGTGTTGCTTCTTTGTCTAATTCTAAATCGATTGCGTTTTCTTCAAATGTTTTTGTACTCATTTTTTTAACTTGTTTTTAATTATTATTTACCTATTTTACCATCTTGATTGATGTCTATTTTCGTGAGTTCTTCTATCACGTTCACTATCTCCCTTAGCACTATTGGTGCTAACATTTTTCCGATTTTTCTTGCTAGTCCTCTTAACATAATTTTACTTGTTTTTAATATTAATAATATAGTTGTTCTCATTATCCATAAGAGTATGAAACCAATCCACGTCTCTAACCAATATACACCCTCTACTATGTCTTGTTTC